CGGTATGATCTCGTGTGCCGCGAGCCAGATCCGGGCGACAATCCCATCGAGCAGGCGGCCAACGTGTTTGCCTCGCGCCTGCTTGCCCCGGCCTGTGTGCTATGGGGGTGCAGCGTGCAGTCGGCTGAGGACATTGAGCGGCTGTGCGACATCAGCCGAGCGGCTGCCGATTTCAGGTGGAGCAGGATGCAGGAGCTTTACCGGCGGCAGCGCTTTTTGACCTCACCGCTCGAGCGGCTGGTATATGCGCAATTCGAGGACTACATCAAAGGTCATCGGCTTCGGGGAGTTGGTCAATGAGCGTTTTCAGAGCGGCGACTTGTTCGTCGCTCAAATTCTTCTCGACATAAGAACCGTCGCGGCCGGCAATGCGGACAACGTTTTTGCGCTCTGGCCGTTGCGCATCCTTTGGCGAAGTTGAGCCTGTAAGCTCGCTTGATTCAAGTAGTTCGGACTTAGAGACTCCGAAGTGAATAGAGAGCATTTCGATTTTGTCCATACGGGGCATTTGTTGCCCCTTGCAGTATTCTGATACAGTAGACTTGCTTACTTTTAACAGCTTTGCAATGTCGGTCTGTCTTTCGCCGCTCTCTTTCATGAGACGGCAAAGGTTCTCTGCGAAGATTTTTTTATCGTAGAATATTTCGCTGTTCAAGGGCAGCACCTCATTTCAGTTACATAATGTACGCTTAAACCTGAAAAAAGTCAATATAAAACGGAAAAAGTTCGGTTTAAACTATTGACAATTCTGAAATCAAGTGGTAAGGTTAAACAGAACTCGTGAGAAGGGGGTGAAGATATGAAGTTGTCTTTGAAGGCGGCGAGGATTAATAGTGGCCTTACGCAGAAATGCGTTGCAAAGCGCCTGAATGTCAACGTTTCCACGATTAGCAATTGGGAACAGGGTAAGACATATCCGACCGCAAATAAACTTGCTCAGCTGTGCAGCATTTATCATGTAGGCATTGATGATATTTTTTTGCTAAAGCAGTAAGGTTTAACAGAACTATTCTGCAATAACAAACATCCGCGCAGGGGAGGTGAAAATATGTACACCCTGAAGACGCTGGTCGCCGTTGGTGTGATCTGTTGCTTTGTCGGCTTCCTTGTATGCCTTGCGATCTTCAATCACATCTGCAATGACTGCCTGAAATCCACGTTCGAGCGGGAGCGGGCAACCGAGAAGATGTATACAGATGCACTCGAGCGGCTGTCAGGTAACCAGCGGAATGATGATGGATGCAGCGAGTGACACTATGGCAACGATTTTCGAGAACGTAGCATCTTTTTCGGCCTTTCTGGCTTGCTCTTGCGCGGTAACAGCCTGCTGTCTTGCGATTTCCGCGCGCTCGGATGCAGCGTCAGCGATTCGGCGGAGCTCCGCAATCTGGTTGGCAACAGCTTGGGCCTCGTTGGCTTTTTGCTCCCGCTCCTGTTTGAGGCGAGCGAGTTCGAGCCGGCCGGCGTCGGTGATGTTCAGAAAGTCAATGTTCTCACCGAAAGCTCTCACAAAATGCGGTTCATGTG